AATGCATTTTGAGCATTATATAACTCTTCTTTAAAAGCTAATTGCTTAGCTTTTATATCAGACGGATCGTCTAATTCTTTATCATAGGCAAAGTTTTTATCCATTAAAAAATTAATGTCTTCTTTGTCTAAATGAGGTTTGGTAAACTCATAATATTCACGAAGTAAAACTAAATTATCCATTTTAGAATAATCTTTATTTAACTTAGCATAGTCTTCAACAGTTCCACCTGTTTCTTCTATAAATTTCATAAGTTTATTTACCCCTTCAGGAAGTTCTGGTATTTTTTCTTCCTGTAATTCTTTCTTAGGTTTTAAATCAGCAGGTGCTTCTTTAATTTTTTTAGGGACATCAGCTTTATTATCTTCTTCAATAATTAATTCTAATGGTGAATCTGTTTTTTCCTTCTCTATAGGGGCTTGTTTTTCCTCTGTAAGATTTTCTTTGTTGGATTCGTCCCGTACTTCTGATCCCACTTCTTGCAATCCCACTTCGGGTCGTTCATCGCGTAACACGCTTTCCTTTGGCTCTGATTTTTGAACGGCATTTTCTTTTTCTTTTTTGGGTTCTTCTTTAATTTCTTTTTTAGGTGTTGGTGGGTTATCTACATTTATTTTATAGACTCCATCATCTTGTAAACCATATTCTGGGTTTACATCGCCTGCTTCTACAGCTTTTTCAAGCACAGCAGCTTCTTTATTTTGAGGTAAAGCATCAGAAGGTGTTTCTTCAACTGCTTTAACTTCTACATTTTCTTGTACTTCGTTTTCCATAATAATATAAAATATAATAATTAATTAACATTATGATGCTTCAAATCGGCCCATATCAAAGCCACCTAAAGTATCATTACCTTTAGATTCAAAATCTTTTACAGGGGCATCTGTATTTGGTGCGCCTGATATTTTTCCTGATGGTACTTTTACAGCTTCTCTAATTTCTTCCCGTTGTAACATGGAAGAATTATTTGTTTGCGCGAGTTCCATTCTAGATTTTAATTCTAATTCTTTTAACTGAACATTTAAATTAAACTCATATTGCATAAGTTCTTTTTTAGCTCTAGTTTCTAACTCCATTTTTTTAATATCCATTTCATTTTCTGCTGTGGATAATTGTATTTTTGAAGTTGTTTTTATTTGTTCTGCATCAGCTTTTGCTGCTTCCATAGCTATTTGTGCTTCGCCTTGTGCTTTAGCTTGAGCCGCACTTGCAGCTTGGGCTTGGGCTTGATCAGCTTGTTGCTTAGCTATTCTTCTAAATTTTAATAGTTGATTAGCTAATTTTATATTTTTTACTTCTCTTACATCAATTGCATCTTCTAAAAATATATTACCATTAGATAATGCCATTTGTATATTACTTTCTAAAATAGCTTTTTCATCTGCATCAGGTTCAAGTTCTAAAAAAATACCAAAATCATGTAAATTAAGATTTTTAATTTCTTCTAAAGAACCTACAGAAAATTGACCTAATGAATCAATAAAAGATTGTTTAGTCGGATGAAATTCTAAAACATCTTTAAACCTTAAAGATATTGCTTCGGCTAAATGTGTAGTAATAAATAAACTACTATAAAGTATATGTCTAGTTGCTACATTACTATTAGCGGCTGCTAATTTTTGTACACCTACTAAAGCATTAGGATCAGGGTCTGAACCATCTCTAGCTTCATTTAATCCTGTTACATCTCTAAGCATTTGTAAGTATTGATTATATGCACCTACTAAAACTTGTATTTGTTGGCCACCGCTGCCTGGTAATTCTGTAATAGGTACTTTACCTAAATTTTGATCCCCTTCAACAGTTAAAGATCTTCCAATAACAGAACCCGTTTGAAAATACATATTTAGGGCTTCTTGCGGATTATAATTATTGCCATTTCCTAAATCAATTTCCGCTAAACCATCAGCATCTAAATACACACCGGAAGGTGTCATTCTTTGAATAGCTTGTTGTAATTTTAAATGTGTTAATTGAATTAAATCCGCATAAGGTGTCATTTTAGCTACCAATGAATTAATATTGCCTTTATACATCCTAGGCGCTGAAGCAATGTAATTCATCATTACTTTATTAATATTAGCATGAGGCCTTACCATATTAGATGCTTTTTCCCATTTAAGTAATTCTGAAGTACCTAAAATTAATACTCCCTCATAAACAACTTCTCTGGTTTGCTTTACTTTTTCAAAACGCATTGATTGCTCTTCAGGAGGATTAAAGCTATCATCTTTTTCAATAGCTTTTTTACCACCAGAGGGAACTTCTTTTATCTTATATACATCATGTTCCCAAGTTTTCCAGTTAAAATTTAATACGGTAACTGTATTGTTCTGCATAAAGGAATCATTTCCATAATAATTTTGTGGATTATATGTATTATATATATTCCAATTAGAGCCCTTTTTAGTGAGCTTTTCAATTGTTTCATTACTTAAATTAGGAAATCTTTTTTTAAGTTCATTAACATTTATGTTTTTAACTTCTCCAAAATAATAGCAATCAGAAAAATTAGGATCTTCAGTATAAGACCATACTAAATTAGCAGGATCTACATATTCAACAACTACCCCATCAGTATTATTAAAACTATGTTTAGCACATCCTATACCTATGGTTGCTATATCATAATCAATTCTCCTTTTAGTAGCTTCGTAATCATTGATTTTAAATATGTTTTCAATTGCTTGTTCTTCAGCTAATTCTATGCCTTGCTTATAATTTAATTGCATATACAGTTCTAACTCTTCTGTATTAGCCGGCAATTCATTAACAGCAAAATTCCTAGCAGATACTTGCAGTTCTTTTTCAATATTTAATAATAACTGAGCTGTATTTAAATCTTGTTGTACATCATTTACAAATTTTGTACGTTTTCCTGTTGACAACTGATCTTGTCCTATAGCTTTTATTGTAAAGGTTCTGTCTTGCATACCGTTTACAACTATATCTATAAACTTAGGAATAATTGGCACAGGTTTCCAATCTAAATTTAAATATGATAAATCACCATTAATTGCAAATTCATCTTTATATTTTCGAATTGATTGTTCTCCTCTTGCGTATAATCTTAATCTGTGACACTCTTCCCTAGAGTTAAAAAATTTACCAACCCCGTTGTTGTCTTTATTAAACCATTCTTGTTCAATAGCTCTACCAACAGATAAACCATATTCTTTGGTTATTTTAACAGCATCTGATACTGCTTGGTTAGGAAACGTGTAATTTTGAGCTTCTACTTTTGCCATATTTATTTTATTAACTCACTTCTTGATCCTTTATTTGTATATTTAGAAAATTTAAAATCAAGTTTTTTAATTATTCTTTCAGGTCTAGGACGATACATATGTTTTCTGCATGCCATTATAGCTAAGCCACTACTAATAGAGGCATCATGGGATGTTCTTCTGGATATATCAAATCTAGCCCAATCTTCTAATGTTCTTTGAAAATACATATCACCGTGGTTTTCTTCCATTCTACCAACATATTCTTCTATATAAGATTCAATTGCAGCAGCGTGGGCTTGTTTAATATCTTCTGAAGTATTAGGTATTCCTCCTAATTCTTTTTCTGTTTTTGATAAATTGCCTATTAATTTATCGGGACGGTTCATTGAAAAACCTCTATAACCTCTTCTTTTAAAATGATATAATAATCTAGGTTTATTATTTTCTGCTAATAAAGGCATACCATAAAAAGCACATGCCATTAATACATCTTCAAAAAATATTTCTGCTGTTTGAGGCCTTGCAATATATTCTAAAAAAAATCTTGTATTAGGCACATCAGAAATCATTGAAAAAGTAGTTAGCCCGTGTAATGCGCCGTTTGAACCTCCTCCACCCACAGTTCCTGATATATCATATGAATCACACCCAAAAGCACCTAAGCCTTCATTTCCAGGGTACTTTAAATTATTTTTTAAAACAACATTGTTTTTTAAATTATTTGGAGGTAACCAAGAAACTCTAAATCTACCATTAGTTGTTGGTGTCCATAATACTTCAGTATCTTTAATTCCATTTTTCCATGAAAAACTCCCACGAACCACATAGCCGCTCATAGTCATTTCTTCATTAAAATCAATTTGTTCGTAAATCTTAGTTAAATTGAATAAAGAATTTAAAGTTTCATCTCTAAAAGCATGTTTTTCAGATCTTGGAAATTGCC